AGATATTCAATCCAGCAGACAATAAAATCCAGATTGCGATAAAACGTTTCAATCTATGACCTCCTCAAATTTCATAAACGTCATCCAATGCGTAGTACCTCTTTGTTGCCCAAACAATGGTTTAAAAGGTACAGATTTAAGAACTTCTTTAACGTTGATTTGACAATCAGACCATTTAAAAACTAGAGTACCTCCAACTTTTAGAACCCTCATACATTCTTCAAAACCCTTGGCTAAATCTTCCGACCAGGTAACTTTATCCAACTGGCCATATTGTGATCGCATAATTGAGTTTTGACCTGCCCATTTTAGATGTGGTGGATCAAATACTACTAGATTAAATGTTTCATCATCGAATGGCATATCACGAAAATCTCCGACAACGTCAGGGTTTACGTTTACCTTTTTCCCATGTATTTCAATTTTTTCTTGTCTGATGTCCATGAAAGTTGTATGACTCTCATTTTTATCAAACCAAAACATTCTAGACCCACAGCACGCATCTAGTATTCTGATATCTTTCATCACTCCACCTCCTCAATCTCAATACCTGGGCAATCGAACACCCAGCCGAACCCAGCTTCTTCTAGTTGTTTGCGAGTGAATTTAGTTCTAAAATGATGCCACTCACCGCACCAAAATATTTTGCCATCTTTTTCGCACAAAAATTGAGCGTGGTTCATGTAATTTCTAGCTTTTGGCATAGAAATCCGATAACGCTTCTCTTTCTCGACTTCATAGCCGAATTGGTGCATGTTGACGAGAGTTTTGAAAGGCTCGGTATTCTCATCAATTACCCACTCTTCAAATTCATTTAGCTCGTTATCATTACGTTTTTTTAAAAGCTCATAGATACATTGAAACAAACTTGTTTCAAAATCATCTTTATTCTCTTCATACCAATCCGCCACAAACTGCGGAACTTTGACTGGTTGCGGTTCGTCTAGTTGTTCAATGAGTTTAATTACTTCCAAGTAGTCTACAATTTTAGATTTTGGAAAAGGTGTCTCGATAGCAATTTTATTTATTTTTTCAATCAATTTCTGTTTTTTCATTTTTGTACTCCTCTATTTCTACCTCTATCCTTGGATTTAGACTGTAGAACTTGCCTACATCATGCAGAGCTATCTGACCGTCGTCCTGGAAGACAATCCCTGATATGCTGTCATATAGCGCTTTTTCGTAGTTATCTATGTCAGGCTTTTTGCCTACAGGGATAATCTCATCCAGGAGGGCCTGCTGGTTCTTCTTGACCTTTGAGATATACTGAGGAGGTTTGATATAAAATCTAACCTTTGCCCTCAGTGCCCCCTCAAGAATGGGCTGGCCCATGTACTGATTAGCAATGAGCAGCTGGCAATGATTGCGCCAGGATTTCATGTCCTTATCTTCGTAAGTCGTGGTAAAATTTCCACGTCTCGCAAACCTTGGCCGTGATTGAGGTTTAGGCTCAATGTTCAGGACAAGCTTCATAGCAAGACTCCATGGAATCCCAATTCTTCAAATAGATTCTTTTTGTTTTCTTCAATAAATTTAAAGAGGGTCTGAACTTCTTTGGTATCTTTGGCAAATTCTCCAGCTGCATAGGCGCTATCTAAAATCACATCAACAGATTGCTTAGCTTCTAGCACCAGCTTGTATTCAGGCTCAAATAAGTCGCCGTTTTCATCTAGTGATAGCTGTTTATCTTGTTTTACAAATTCTGCTACTGGACTCCACAACGAGCTCCCGACAATTTCGATATTCTGTTCTGTTTTGCTTGTTACGATTGTAAAAGGCGTATTAATTACCGCTGTTTTTTGCATTTGTTTTTCTCCTGTTAAAAAAGTGTTGTTTGCAAAGGGTACACATCTTCAAATGGCACTCCGACTCTTAGACAGTCTCGTTTGATGTCCAGTGTAGAGATGACGTACTTGACACCATTATTTTTCTTGTCATAGTGTGGATAAGTGTAGCCATCATTTTCTATTTTTTCGATGATTTCAGATTTTGTTTCAGGACAGATTTCTGTCCAGTTGATCCATTCCATTTTTATCCTCCCACGATACCGTGCCAGAGATTAGACACTCTTTATCCAACCTGCTAGCAAGTGTGGTCCGATTGTAAATGCCGTGGCTGGTTTCGATACAGTCACTGTAAATATTTTTAATTTGTACGATTTTAAAAAATTCTCCATTTTTTAAAACTTTCACGTAATCGCCTTTTTCAAGTTTCATATTTCTGACCAAAATCCCACGCCTGCCAAATTGTGAGCAAGGCAAGCGTGAGTGAAATTCTTTGCGTCATTCGTCCAAAGTCACATGACCTTTACTGACGTTTTCTAGTTCGCAGTTTTACAAGAATGCCCGGCTTGTTAATTTTTGAGTTGTTTCCATTTTGGAAATAGTTGTTTTTCCAAACTTAATAATCACTTTCAATCAAGTCATTCAAGCTAACTACTGCATTCAGTTTTTTCTGACTTCTGCAATAATCGCAATGACCACATTTTTTAGGCTCTTTCTGACCTTGGATAACATCCCAAACTTCTACAATTTCAGACTTGATTTTGTCTAAACCTTCTTCAAGCCATTCATCATCGATTTTCAAAATGTCACGATCTGGCACGTTTTCCTTGCTAACCGCGACAATGTAGGGTCTGAAATCATTCCCAGTCATTTGCTTCAGCAATTCACGATATAGACCGAGTTGACCATGATATCCAAAGTTAAGGATATTATTAACTGCTGCAGGAACTTTCTTTTTAAGTTCTGCGCTCCATTCTTCAGCGTATATGGACTTCATGGTTTTCAAATCCACGAAATAACCACGACTTAGATTCACGCTATCCAGCTTTCCTTTTACTGGCACGCCCTCGATTTCTCCATAAATAATCAACTCTTTTTGAACCTCATCTGACGGATAACCGTGATACAAATGATTAAATCCATCATCGTCCTTTAGGCTTGCAATCATCTTATCGCCGATCACAAAATCAGATTTTAGATTTCCTTTGTTCTTTCCAGTCTTAGCTAGTAACTTGTCACCATTTTCATCCATGAACTGCTGATGTACTTCTGGGCTTTCAAAGTAACTGTGAACATAATTTCCGAGGAGAAGAGGGGTTTCATCTCTCTCCTCAGCCCATTGACCACTGTCCAAAGCAAAGGCCTTAGCCTGACATTGCTGATACCGTTTAAGGCGTGAGTTGGTCAACCAGCTCGTGTCCTGGTAGTAGTTCTCTTGTGTTAGTTCTTCCATAGCCTACTCCTTAATGTTGGTCGTGTTTCCCTCAAAGAAACTTATCTCTTCCAAAACTTCGCCCGTTTCTTGATCAAAATCTGGAATTTCATCTGCTGGGTATTCTGTAGAAGCTAACTCGTCAGGAATTGCCGTTTTTTCAGCCGTTTTTGGGGGTGTTTTACTTCCTTCGGTAAATTCTCCATCTACAACGTTCTCGCTCTCTGTGGCCATGCTAGGAGCTCCTAGGATACCATCCAAAGTTTCAGCGACTGGCTCTTGAGTAACATCTTTGACTTCATTCTTGTTTGAAACTGTGCTATCTTCGTTATCTGCAACGATTGCTTCCTGCAATTCGGTAGAAAGAGGGGCATAGGTTGAAAGCATGTGCTTCAATACAGTTTTACGAGCCATGGCATCAAAGTCCGACTGCCATGGGCTATATTTACTAGAGAATGATTGACTGTACTTCTTGCCGTGTGCTTGAACTCGTTCCTTAGTCCAAAAAACTGTTTTTTCAAATCCATTGGCCAATCGCATGAATGCAAAGTAACCAACGACTTTTTCTTTCTCTTTTGGAATAGCAGTCATGTCCACTTCAAGATCTTCAGTAAGTGGGTTAAACCCTTTATATTGGCTTTCATAGACCTCTCCAGCGTTCAAGCGTGTGACTTGTCCACTTCGTTGTGCAAGTTGAATCAGACCTTTATATCCAATCTGAAACTGTGCTTGATTCTTATAAGGTACGATATAAGCATATCCAAGACTCGGCTCGATTGGTAGGTTTAGGACTGCGGCCTTCATAGCAGCGGTCATGATGCTTTCATTTGTAGCCTTAGCAAGTAGATTATTGTTTGTTACGACACTCAGCAAACTCGCAACAAATTGCTGACCATTGCCGTTTACTACTTCTGAGAATTTCTGTTTTACTGCTGGTGAGTTAAAAAATTGTTTATGTGTCAGTTCGTTTGTCATTTCTTTCTTCCTTTCGTCTTCTTCAAATTCCAAT